TCTAAAGATTGTATCGTACCTTGAATGGTTGATACAGTTTGATTTTCATAATCACAGTTTGCAAAAGATATTGCAGGGACTAAACATAATATACATAATTTTTTCATTTTACACCATATGACTAAAGTTCCTAGTTTTTTCAAATCTCATTATACTTCTAAATTTATCAAATAGTGCATCACCTTTGTGACTTATTACAAACACATTCTGGTCTTTAAAAGTATGTAATATTTTTAAGAAATCATCAGTACCAGTACCATCTAAACTACTATCAAATATCTCATCAAGTATTAGTAAATTAGTGTTTGTAGAGTTTTTCATCTTTGCAACGGCCCTCCAAGTGAACAGTAATGCAAGGTCAATTCTCATTTTCTCACCTTCACTAAATGATGAATAACTAAATTCATCTCTATGTCTGGACTTAATAGTTTCATTAAAATTATTATCTAGTGTAAAGTTAACATAAAAATCCATACTTGTCAAGTACCCATTGATTAATTTATTCATAACAGGTAAATACTTGTTGATTACTTTAGTTTTGATACCTGTATCCATTAACATATTTCTTGCAACATCTACATAAAACTTATCTTCTCTTAACTTAGATATCTGCTCTTCTTGCATCTTTAATCTTTCAGATAATCTTGTTAATTTTATTTTATCTTCTTCTGATACTTCACCTTTCTTATAATTTTCTATAAGTTTACTTTCTTGTTCTATGAGTCTTCTTAATGCAGATATAGATGCTGATATCTTAGCAACTTCAACTTCTTTCTCTCTAATTTGTTTTGCAAACTCATTCATCTTATCCTTTTCAGTTTCTTTTCCTTTTAATTGACTTTGTAGTTTTTGTATACCTTCTTTTAATTCAGCTATTCTATTTGTTTTTTCTTTTATTTTTATTTGTTTTAATTCTTCATCTATTGTTTGTGTGCAAGTTGGGCATTCATCATTTTCTGAAAAGAACTTTCTTTGTCTTTCATTTTCATCTATTCTATTTGAGAGTTGTGCTTCCATTTTGTGAAACTCTCTAATCGTATTTAATATTTTATCTTTTCTAGCTAATTCTGGTTGTGCCGATTTTATTTCTAGTTCTATATTTTTTTTATTTTGATTTTCTTTTTCTAAAACATCTTGGCTATCATTAACCACAAGTTGTTTTTCTTCTATGATTTTAACCTTGTTCTTTTTTATATCTTCAATATATTTTGTTTGTAAATTTATCTTTTCTCTTGTTAATTTAAATTCATATTCTATAGATTTAAGTTCTTCAGATATTTCTTTTACTTTGTGTTTCAATAAAAAGTTCATCAAAGAAAATATCTTAATATCTAAAATATCTTCCACAACTTCTCTTCTATCTTTACTTCTTAATTGCATGAAAGGTACAAAGGTTGATGAACCTAATATTACAACCTGTGTAAATGAACGATAATTTAATTTAAGTATTTGTTGTTCTAATATTTTTTGAGTATCTAATGCACTGGCATCTTGATTCATCATTCTGTCTTCACAATATATTTCAAACCTATTTGGTTTCATTGCTCTAACAATTTTGAACTTTTTCTTTTGTATGATAAATTCTAACTCAACTTCAGTACCACCAAGGTTGATAGAATTAATTAATTGTGTTTTACTTACTTGTCTGAATGGTCTGTTGAACAAAACAAAACATAATGCATCTAGAATGGTTGATTTACCTGAACCATTCTCACCGATTATTAATGTTGTAGGATTTCTATCTAATTCAACTTCTGTAAAATAGTTACCAGTAGATAGAAAATTCTTCCATCTAACCTTCTTGAATATTATCAATCTTTATATCACTCTCAGTTTCAATAACAACTCTAGCACCACAAGGTAGAATTGGTTTATCATTGCCACCATAAAATAATTTAGATGGACCTAGTATTTCAACACTATGACAATATGTGTTCTTACGACCTTCTTTGATTGTAATCACAGCTTCATTGGTTCCGTGTTTTTTATTTGCACGAATTTTGTGTTGATTGATATGTATGTATTTTTTTGGCATAGGTGATTATATCACAATATTTATAATTGTCAACCCTAGTCATTTACTATTAAATTAGTAACAATAGTTATTCTCATTTCGTCATTATATGACTTATCTACTTGATGTTCTAAGTAAGATGGTATAATTATCATATCATCTTCTGCTGTTAAAACAAAATGTTTTTCAGAAAATATTGAGAAGTCTATTTCATTTATTCTAGGTTTAAATTTAGGTTTAATATGATGCAAACTTTTAGCAAACATACTAGGATTTCTAAATGTAGTTGGTTTATGAACATCTTTATTAAACTTTATATAATGAATACAAGAATAGTCTGCAACTGGTAAATGATTATGTGGTGCCATATATTGAGAACCTTTAGTTGCAACGATATTATCTAAACTATATTGAAAACTTTTAAATTGTAATTTTTTTATAAGTTCAGTAAATGTATTATTGTAAACATCTGTTAGTTTATCTAAAACTGGTTTATCGTAATCATCATTGTCAAAATCAGCATATGAATGATGTATATCACTATTACTATCAAACTTATTTCTATAACTATTTTTTTGGTAATTTTTTTCTACAATATCAATTATACTTTGTTTATTATATAAGTTTGGGTCAATATGAAATTTGTAAATCATTGTTGGAAACAATGGTATGCTGTCAATCCTCATCTTTACATATACCCATAACTAAAGATAAAAACATTTTACCAGGTGGTGCAATAATTCTAATACCAGCATTAGGTGGCATCACTATAAAACTCCCTTCTTTCAATGGTAATTTAAATATACCTTTATCACCTGTTTGAATATCAAGGTCAATACAATCTGGTGAACAACAAGGTACATATAACATTCTATAATGTGACGGAACATCTGTTGCTCTATTTAAATCTGCTTGAACAACATAATATTTGCCAAAACCTACATCTTCTAATAACTTCATTAGTTTGTCAAGTATTTTATCAATCCAAGGATGTTCTGTGACATCTGCAAATTGTTGTTCTGGTGTTAATACATTTTTAGCTATATCTAAAAATTCTTCGTGAAAAGACAATGCTTGTGGATGTAGAAGGGTCTTATCATTTTTGTTTCGGTTTTCACCAATCCAGATAGACCCTTTTGGATGTATATCTTTTATTTCACTAAATTTTATCAATTAGTTATCCTCTTGGTATGTGTGGGTGTATATTTTCTGATACCAAGCGTTTGGACATCCTTTACAAAAAGTATTCCATAATGCCATTGTAAACATATAACATACCCAAACTATTAAAAAACAAAAACAAGAATAAATCATTATATCACACAACTTGCTAAATAATTTTTTAAATTTCCATATTACTTGCTTCAACATACAACCCCTTTAACATAGTTTTGAGTCTGTTTTTATCAAGATTATTTACATCTAAATCATCAACATAACTATCTAATAAAGTCATAGTGTCTTGAGCATTCTCTATAATTTCATCTTTAACATTTTCTGCTTTTAAATCAGAAAAATCTTCAATGATTTTGACATCATGCGCCATTGATTCTGTTAAAACTTTATCTACAAATCTATCAAACTCGTATAAATCTTTTTTATTTACAACTATAAGCTTGACAAACTTATCTTTTAAATCTTCTATTTGGCTATAATTAAATTCTTTTCCATTTGTATCATCATAATATACTTTCTTATAAATCACATATGGATTCAATACTCTTTCTAGTTCTCTTGTTTCTGTATCAAATATGTGAAAACCTTTTGGGCATTTATCATCATTCCAATATATTTGATATGGTGTACCCAAATAAAATATGTGGCCGTCATCAGATTTTTTGTGAAAGTGACCAGAAAAGGTCATATCAAATTTATTAAATATACTTTTATCCATACCAGTTTCAGAACGCATATTATGATTCATTTCAAAACCTTTAATTTCTAAATGTCCCATAGCAAGTGTTGCTTTACTGTTTTTCATTTCTTCTAAAGTTCTTTGATAGTTTGAAGAATTAATCCAAGGTATAAAAAATATTGGTACATCATCAAAAACTACATCTTGTGCTTCAGAATATATCTTTATGTTATCATAACGACCACCAATTAACTCATCAAGTGAATTCACTTCATTTGTGTTCTTAAAGTATGTATCGTGATTACCTACTATCATATGCACATTAATATCACTCGTCACAAAAGTTTCACAAAACTTCTCTCTAAAATCTTTTGCAATCTTATATGATACAAACTTTCTTCTATCCATTACATCACCTAAATGAATACAAGTTTTAATATTATGTTCTTTTAAATATGGGAAAAATATATCTTCATAGAATCTGAAGAAATAAGAGTTAAATTGTTCGTGGTCATTTCGTGCACCGAAATGAGTGTCAGTAATCAATGCTATTTTCATAATCTAGTCTATAAAACCTTGTGCCTTTAAATATTTTCTATTTTGTAAATGATGTTCTTCAATCTGTTGTTTAGATTGTCCTGTGTATTCAACACCTATGTTGTGTTTAATCATATATTCAACTATACCCATTTGTCTATCTTCTTCACCATCATATATCTGAAAGTCACCAAGTATTCTACCAAACTTTCCTGACTTATCTTTATATGTTATTAGTGTTTGAGTTGAACCCACTGGCAAGAATCCTTCCACACACTTTTTTGCGTACAGACCAGCTTTCTTTTCTTCCAAATCTCTTGTTCTTGATTCTGGTGCATCAATGCCAACAAGTCTGACTCTTTCATTGTGTATCCAAGTACCGAAACCCAAATCAATGTCCACATCAATAGTGTCACCATCCACAATCTTGACGATTTTACATTTATATTCATACATATTCTTTCCTTATACCAATGAAGAAGTACCATTCTTAGAATTTATATAACTAACTAATTCTGTATATCCACCTATGTGTTCGTCATCATACCATATTTGTGGCACAGTTTTATAACCTTGTTCAGTAATAAATTCTTTAGATTTTTTATCTTCATCAATATATATTTTTTCAAAAGGTAATTTGTTTATAGACAAAAGTTGTTCTGCCCTTTGACAATATAAACAAGTTTTTGTTGCATATACCTTATACATTTACTTATTCTTTTTTAAATGAGCATGTAGTTCATCAACTAAAGTATCTTTAGCAAATCTTCTATCAAGCTCTATACCGTGTTTTCTACCAAACTTTTCTAGTTCAGATTTTGTCATCATTAATAATTTTGATTTACTAATAATGGCTTTTGGTTTTGAACCAAACAGATTTTTAATAAAACTAAACATTATTTTTTCCTTGTTTTTAATATAAGTTTAATATGTTTTCTTTCAAGTTTTTTGGCCTTTTTTAGTTTATGTTTTGCAAAAGCCTTTAACAATCTTAACCACACCTCTTTTAATTTATTTATCTTTTTCTTCATAAAAATTCTCTAAACTCTTTTTAGTTTCTTTTTTCTTTGAGGATGCAGCTTTATATACATCACCATCTTGAGGTA